GTGAAGGCCCCGCTCAGGTAGACCTGCGTGCGATCGAAACTCGCAACGCAATGTCCCGCCTGATGAACGCCTATGAGTACACCGTATCTCAGGCTATCACCGTGACTGGCGCCCCTGGCGTCGGCTACAACCCTTACGAGCCAAACACTGGCGGTGGCACTCAGGACGGTCTGGGTTTCGTAAGCTGGAACGCCTTCAACACTGCCTACGGTAGTGCTTCTGGTCCTTCCGCTTGGTCCTCGCTCACTTCGAACCCCATCGAAGACGTTCTGACTCTGAAGCGATCTGTCGCTAACCAGATCGGCATCCGCCCCAACTCCATGGTTGTTGGCACCGCTGTGTTCGACCAGCTGCTGACCAACCAGGCGATCCTTGAGCGTATCAAGTATACTACCGCCGACAGCATCGACACCGACATGCTGGCTCGTTACTTCGGTCTCGAGCGCGGTCTGCGCGTGGCTGAGGGTCGTTATCTGGCCACCGACGGTAGTCTGCAGCCTGTATTCCCTGAGAACGGACTCCTGCTGTTCTACAGCCCGAATGGTCCTTCCGACTCCGTAATGCCTGCTGGTGGCGCTAACGCTGCTACCCCGGCCTTCGCTTACACTTACCAGCTGACCGGCACCCCTGCCGTTCGCCCTGAGTATTACATTCGTGAGCGTCGCGTGGTTCGCGCTGAAATTACCGTTGAGCGTGTTATCAACCTTGTGGGTCTTGGTGCTACTGGTCTTATCGGTTCTGGCGCGATGATCACCGACATCCTGTCCTGATACAGGAATACTAAGGAGGTGTTATCATGGCCATTCTTCGCCCGATTACAAAAGCGCAGTACGAAGTAAGCTTCTCTGCAATCGGTGGACCAACTTTAACAGCGGTGTTCACCCAGTTCAGCGGAATCAATGATTCCTCAGATAGCAGCACCTACGCTAATGGGACAGGCAATCGTCTGTACCATGTTGTTGGTCCCAGGACAGCAGATAATGTAACTCTGACTGCTCCATATGACCCGACAATCTTCAAAACTCTCGAACAGTTCTGGCTTGATTACAACTGTAATCCCGTCACGATTACTGTCACACCTCGTGACTGTATTGGTGAAGGTGCTGCTCCCGCAGGTGGTCAGTATATTTGCTATGAGTGTCAGTTTGTCTCGATCACGACGGCTGACGTCGATCGCGAAAGCGGCGATGTTCAGACGATTGAGGTTGAGTTCACAGTCAATTACTTCGAGAGGACCTAAGGGTTTACTTAGAGTAAAACTTGCTATAATGCCTTCAGAAATGAGGGCATTTTTTTATGCTTACCTACAAAGCAACAAACATTAAAACCGGCCGTTACTACTTTGCAGGTAGGGTAAAACCAAACAACGCACTGTGACGATCTGCTGGGGCAAAAAATGAAGACCACCTTTAGTTCGGGAGTAATTGTAACTTCGCAGTTTCTAAACGGATTCCAACAAATTTATTTTGATGGACAAGACTTAGACCACCACTACCCGCCCCTTGGCCTCAACTCGCTCGTTCGTACTGGCCCGAACGGGTTGGACTCGGCCTATGTGACTCTGACTACTGACCAACCCGAACTCAATTCCGCAGGCCTACTCCTTAGCGGTGCTCCCATTAGCGGGGATAAAGTAGTATACGGAATGTGGAACTTCGGGTACGACCCGCTTCAGGTCGGCAACCCTGTCAACATCCGCGAGAATGCACCAAAAAGCTATACGACGAACGATAAATATAACTATGCGGGCGGGGATCCCACACCCACCGTGCCTCAGAAATTTAACGCCCTTGCTAACCCTGATCTCATCACGAAAGAAGTCCTTGAGACTTGGGTCAATTATTTACTTGACACCTTAGAGATTAATAACGGCGTATACTATTCCGGAACCAACCCCGCTTGCCAGAACTACAGCGTCGGAACCGGCAACTCCGACACCATTTGCCCTGATTAATGGAGTAAAAAATGGCACGTTATGCGCCGCTCCCATCGGTTAGTATTGACCCCCGCAACGAAGCTGAGATAGTTCAAGCCGCTTCGCAACGGGTTTACCAAGCGTCAGGTCAAACTCTCAATGACTTCTCTGCGGGCAACCCGTTGGCGGCGTTGTTAGAGGGGATGAGTTTCTCTTACGGAGAATTCCTGTTCTGGGCCAACCAACTTCCGCAATCCATTCTCATTGAGTGGTTGGGGCCGTTTCTTGGCGCGATGAGACGCCTTGGTACGCCTGCAGTAGCACGATTAACTCTAACGATTCCCCCGTCTAACACGGTAACTACCATTCCGGACGGAACAGCTTTTACCACCGACCCCAACCTGACTGGCGGAGAAAGCTTCACATTCGTCACGGATACGGAAGTTGCTATTCCCGCAGGCGAGAGTATTGCTTACGTTACGGTATCCTCTCAGTACGTTGGCGCCGTATATAACTCCCCTGTTAACTCCATTACCGGTACGTCGGCGATTAACGTTGATGGATTGACCTCCACAAATACTCAACCTGCCACTGGCGGTAGCGACGTTGAGACATATCAAGAAGTTCAGGAACGTTTCTTCACCCTTATTCGCCGCCGAAACCCAGTCAGCGCAGAGGACTGGCAAGATTTCTTCATCGATTTTTACGGAGTCGGTACGCAAACTTCCGTGCAACCGAACCGCCCCAACCAAGGCACATACAACTATGTAACTGACTACTTAAAACCCAACGGACAGGTTTCTTTCTTTGTGCTTGGACCCGATGGTGTAGAACTCAATGAGAGTCAGCTTGAGCGGGGACAAAACGTTGTAAACTATTCGGTTCCTGTTGAAAATCAAGGGCACCTTTACCCGATTACTTTGAGCCAGGTTCAATACGATCTGACTGTTGAGATTGATGCGAATGGTGAATTTGGAATTACGGACCCTAACAACTTGAAGAACACGTCGCTTAACTTCCGCGACAGGTTGTTCGAGATTTTGCGACCTGGAAATGTATTCCCTTCGACTGTTGACCCCACTGTTAGTGACGTTGACGCTGCGTTTTATAGCACTTTTGATTCCTCCGTTCGGTTTACAGACCCTCACATTAAGGTGAGTGCAGCATATAATACTCCTCCTTTATTGGATCCGGCTGCGGCCACATACACCAACGTATATACGTTTGATCCGACCCAGTCTTTACTTACTCAAAATGACTTGGTAGGGATAAAATTGCCAGTACCGACCTATTATCCCGTCCTGACCGACTTCACTCCTTACTCCACAACCAAGCGCGACCAAACCATTTACGGTAACTTGGTTCTGCAACAAATTCTGTTTTTGGTTCCAGGAGACTACCTTGAGGGTCAAGTTTGCTATTGGGACCCTTCCGTTGGTGGTGATGCAGAGATTCATGTTATCAATGAGAACTTGACTATTGGATCTCAGATTGATGTGGCTGCCTTGATTACGCAAGGCAAAATCTCTGGCGTAAAAAACTACACCCCGTGGGTTGTTAATAACTCTTATCAAGAAACCACAAGCGGAGGCGTCTACGACCCACAAATTATCCTGTATGATTACGCTGCCGACGAGTATATTCCGCAACCCACCTCGTTGATCCCCCAGAACAAACGCCCTGGAACTTTTATTTGGGTTGTTGGTCAAAACTTTACGCTCCAGCCCGCCACTAACGATGTTACAGGGGCTCAAACTGCTTTCAAGCTTGGTTCTTCGGTCACTCCAAAAATCTTGCAGCCGGGAACTTCTTACTCGGTTGGTGAATGGGTGTATACCCCTCAGATTGGTTCTGGACCGAATCCAGTTGCAGATCCTTACTATAACTACGTGGACGTAAGGCTCGGGGTTGTTGACAAATATGCCTACGTGGAGAAGGCATTTACTTACAACCCTAACGGTCAAACCGTAAGTATTTATTTTGACGAACTTGTTGAGCAAACCATCGTCAAGGAAATTGTTGTGCAAAACGCTGATGGTGGTCTACCGATTTACAAATACAAACCTCGTTTCCCCGCTGGAACATATCTCGAGTACCGTCAAGACTCAAGCGCGGTTGCTGAGTATTACATTGCCGCAAAATACTTCACCCCGACAAGTACCAACGCTCAAGACCTTGTCAACCAAGGGTTGGTATTTCCGCTGTATATTAACAGCGTGCAGTATGATTCGTTGATCTTGGAACTTAACAAATCAAACAGCCCAATCAAGAAGCCAACCCGTATGTTCCGGTTCTTCAAGGGCGACCGAACTTTCTTCCGCCAAGGGTCTCAGGTTATTTCCTACACAGCCATCACTAACGTCCACCCACTCTTCGAGTTTTACATTTACTTACAAAGTGGAGTCTTTGTTGAGACCGCCCGATACTTACCGTCGCAGTTTGAGGTGATTGAATATGTACCATATTTTGATCCCGCTTATGTGATCTATTCGGAGGACACAGTTCTGGCGGATGATGGGCGCAACATGTATCGGGTTATGCTCGCATTCACTCCACCGGAGACAGTCGTTAACTGGACAAACACAACGGTAGTAAACACTGCTCGCAATGAGGAGTATATGGGCAACTTGCTGCGTTATGTTGATCAATACGTTTGCGAGGAAGCCATTTTGTCGCAACTTGGCCGTGACATCTCCGCCATTAAGTTAGGCATCGCGCAGATTACCATTATTCCGAAGAACAAAGGGCGATTCGCCAACTCTCAAGAACAAGTCAAGTTTGTTTGGGAGAACACCTCGACTCTTGCGGAAGTGCCTCAACTTTCTTGGTCATCTGGAACGACTTACCCGTATTTCCCGCCTGACTACAACACAGGTACACTCAAGTTATGAGCCAACAACTAATCACTGTCAACGGCGGTGTAATACCGGAAGTTCAGACTACGACAGCGCCCTCGCGTTTGAATGTGCTGTCCCCGCAATACATCGAAGTCAATAACCTCCAGAGTCGCCCGACCGAGTGGGTTCCCTCTGGCCGACCAATTTACCGTCGTCTGCCGGCAACATCTGAAACTTATCAGATTGACTTCTTTAATGTTGTCAACGAGTCTAACATTCTCGGTAATACCTCTGTTAAAGAGGGTATTGAGGAAGTTGGATATGTTTACGTGCCGTATGGTCTCAGCATTAATGGTCCTGTCTCCATCGAGGTAGTTACTTCGAACAGCGAGAAAGATTTGCTAATCAAAGCGGGATCCGTTGTCTGGAAATATGGCAAGGTGGACGTTTTACCTACGATCATAAATATCGAGGTTGTGGACATCTTAAGTGGTAAGTATGATGTTGCCTATCAACTGATTTACGACGATTCACCAATTCCACACCTTTACGAGGTTTCTGATTTTGCCTTGACTGGCTTGCCCCTTAACGTTACATCAAGCACAGATTCCGTAATCGGATGGAGGTATCCGGCAGTTAATGCGTTCTTGAACACTAAGAGCAATTTTTGGGCCAACGAAGACACTTATTTTCCTTCTTACGCTCAACCTGCAACCTCATACCTGCAGTGGGAGAGCGAACTGAGTCAAGCGTATAAGACAATTACTTTACGTTGCCCGTCCGGAACTGCTTACAAGGGTACGGCCACATTGTCTTATGTTAACAATAATGTCCTAACCGAGGTTACTACAACCTCCATTTCTTCGGACTCAATTGGTCAGTTTTTCACTTTTACAGTAGAGGATCCAGTTTTGCAGACAGGTTGGAATGTTACGTTCTCCTCAACCAAAGTCTCCATTCAGACGATTACAGTTTCAGGGAACTTAACCCTGCTGGAGTCGCAAGCATCGCTCTCTCCAAGAGCCGCCCTTGTGATGTACCCAGTTGGCACTCTCCCGGCAACTGTCGTCAACGGTAACGGAGAGCAAATCCCCGCTGCTTACTGCTTACTGGCGGAAGTCGATATTGATGTTAACTTCAAAGTTACTCGCGTTCGAGACACTCGGAGTATTATCCACAGAGATTTTGTTCCGGTTGCTAACTGGCTAACTGCTCCTTTCGACGAAGACTTGATCGACCTATACGAACAAGTTTCTGCCTACAGTCCACTGTGGATGGCACCAACAAGCTGTCTGAAGCAAGAATACGCAAAACTTTCTACCGATAAAATTATAGTAGAGACTTAATATGACTCAACAGAATCCTGTCTTTGACATTTCGGAGTTTGAACTTCGCAACTACACTAATCCCTATCTGACTCCAACTCAGTCAGCGAGTGTAGTGGATACAGAAGTTCGAGTCAACGAACAGCTGGACTTCTTAGCTCAGATGCTCGGATGGAATGGACCTAACTACTGGTTTAACTTGGCCTCCACAGTCAATCAAAAGCGACAGCTTCTGGGAGGGACTTTTGGCGTCTACAATAGTTACATTATCCCAAAGATTTACGAGATTCGGAACTGGGACAATAAGATTGTTATTGACCGTCTTCAGTTTCTAGAACCTGGACGTCAGACGCGAGTTGCCAGGATTTTACTTGGCGATAATGTTTACAAATTGCGTTCAGTAGAAGTTGAAGGGGATAAATATGTCATCTCAATCGGTGAGCTTACGCAAGAGTTTTTTGATCTCATCGCCTCTAATGAGCCATTAAGAGCGGATATTCCCACTTATCGTCCAGCGCCTTTCTTTCGACCCAGCATCGGCATTTCGGGAGACGCTTCCTTTGTCTGCGGCAATTTCGGTAATACCCTCGTTCTATACCCATCCTACGACACTCAGAAAAAGTTTCCTACAAAGTTTCCGATTCTTTTCGCGGGTTCTACCTATTATTTCAACCAACCCATTTACTTGTCACTCTCAAGCACCCTGACTCTGGGTGTTGCTCCAGAATACGATGCAGACTTGAATCTCTGGTACCTTCAAATTCCTGGCAGTATTGTCAATACAGTTGGGATTACAGCCTACCTAGCCTGGTCCAACAGTAATATAACACCTGCTAACAACTATTCTCTCGAGGTAACGATTCAACCCTGGATGGACCCCTCCGATTGGAAGTCGATTAGTACTCTCGATAACTTCAGGGGTGTGTGGGGAAACAAGGGTGGTGACTTACCGTTTAACTTTGTATTTGATGCTCTTAGCATCCACGGTTTTAGTGAGCGGGATTCTGTTTACCTCCCGGATGTATCAACTTCTCTAAATTTTAACGAGATTGTCAACTACATCTATCACCAGAAGACCACGGTTTCGGAGTCAGCTCCGGGATCTGCTCAACTCGGAGACCTGTGGTGGAACGACGTAACAGGTGCTCTTGCCGTTTGGTTGCCTAGCGAAAATAATTGCGAGGGTTGGGTTGAGATTGACTATCGGCAGCAACCCCGTCAAACTCCGGCACCGCAAGTTGTTTATCCCAACGTAACAGCATTCCAAACCGGATCCCCAACATTGCAGGTCGGGACGATTGTCCGTATCGACGATATCTCAGGATTATCAATTTCCGACAATGTTCTCGGTGTGCAAGGCACGCTGACAACTCCAGGCTGGTTGGTATTGCATCGGGAATCCACAGCCCCGTACTGGACTCCAGATGAGTTCGGCTACGCAGATGTGACAAATTTTGAACAGGACGCCGAGCTTCTTCCCTATAAGGTTCCCGTCACCATATACGACGCCACAGGTCTGGCTCCCTCAGGCGTCACTTACCAAGTTAATAACCTAAGTATCACGATTGCAGGGGATTATGAAGTTCTCCTGGTGAAGTACTATACGAACACAACGTGGGAGATTTATCCGGATTCAATTCTGAAGTACATCGCCTACTCGGCCCTGTTTGGGTCGCCTCTTCAAGGTCAGATGTGGTGGGACTTTGCTAATACCGATCCTAATACTCGCGCCGCTGCGATTTATTACCAGAGCGCGTGGATTGGAGTTAACACTCACGCGCAGAGTGGGGCGCCAGCGCCAACTCTGGATCTTGGTACAGTATTGTTTTATTGCGATGGCACGTTAGTACAAGATGGCATTGCTTGCGTAACCGATGATTACATCTTTACTTTTACTTCCGACCCCGTGAATGGTAAATATGACGTCATTTACCAACCCCGAACTTTTGTCGGAAGAGCGCAACTACCAACGATTACCATTTCCGACTCACTGACAACTACCTACCGCGCAGATATTACCGATTTGATTTTTAGTGGACTCTCCTATTACATGAGCCCAAATGTTTACAATGCTGTGACACCTTTGCGTTTATGGAAGGCTCAAGCTCTTCAGGTAGCGGAAACGGTGGATCATTTGGAGGAAAACAACTTTATCAATCCGTTACTGGCAGATCTAAACAATGGTCCCGGCCCTGAAAACTGGGAGAAATACTTTGTGCGTCTGCCTCTGGAATACGGTCGGAACGAGGCAATCTGGCAAAAAGTTGCTCTCATTTGCCAAGACTTTGGTTACTGGGGGTCGAGTATCGAGCCCGAGCAAATGCGGTGCCCGCCGGAAGACGATCTCCCTGCCATATACGAGGAGTTATTCCTCTATGGTCAGTCAGTGCCGGACTATACATACGTATATTCAGAGCCATACTGGTACTCAAATGTATCTTATTCCGTTTCGGTTGAGTCCGGTATCTATCAAAACTCAGGAGTGTACCCTGCGACCGACGTTCAGTTTGACGAGTTTTCGGAAGCCGAGTTAATTGAGTATGAACCATTCCATAACCGGCAGGCAGATGTAACCTCGCCTGTGGCGGCGGGATATGGGGACTGGTTAGGCGAGTACGTTAATATCAACCCGTGCGTAACTCTTACTGGTTTCTTGACAACAGACCTGCTCAGCGGGGCTGTCAGTCCGATTGCGGCTCCAACCTGGGACGCGTCTATCTATAAATTTGCACCAACTTGCGAGAATATGAAAGAGAGTTATGCGGTGGACGCCAATCATTACAAAGTTTCCTACAGTTATTTTGTTGCGGATGCCTCTGCGGCGGAGGACCCTTTCTTTGACATTTCTAAAGAAGCATCCTGGAGGTACCCTGTAACCCAACCTAAAACTCTCTACCTGACACCTCGCTAACGGGTAAAACCTACAAAACGAAACCAGAACCATGGCAACTAGACGAAAAAGCACCGGGTTTACTGACCTCGGGCAAGAAGAAACGGTGAGTGTCGAGCAGATGATCGAGGTGATTATGGATGAAACACTCGAAACTGTTGCCCAACCCAAAGAAGAAGATAATCCAGTTGTAATCACTGAGACGCCATTTGTGGCTCCGGAGATTATTCCTACAGACGATGCCGGTCCGCGTTTCGTAGAAGAAACCGCTACCCCTCAGTCTCAAGTGGTAACACCCATCGCTGCCCCTCAGATTCAACCGCCTCCGAAGCGTCATCCACGGAACGTTCCGAAGTTTTCTCGCTATAACTAGTCATGGTAACAAGTCGCGATCTTCGATGCCTGCCCTGGATTCAAAGGCAAGCGGCCATGGATGGGGCTTTTGACTTAACTCGGCAAACTGCGGGGTTGCCTCGGGGGACTGTTCGTGGTACGGTAGTTTCGGTAGACGACCCTGAAAATCGAGGGCGTGTCAAAGTAATCTTTGACGATATGAACCCAGACATTCCTCAGGTGTATGGTGCTGGCGAATACTCAAAAGAACGCGAAGGCAAAGAGCCCGATAAGTCCCACTGGTTGGACGTTTCCCCTGCATTCAAAGGGAAGCAACCAAAGGGCATGGTCGGGAAACGAGTAAACATTGCTGT